AAACAAGACTGCAAATGGAGTGTGTGGGGGGGCCGAACTCTATAAACCTATGGGAAATGGCAAATTGAAACCTTCGATTCCTCCCCTAACCTTTCCCCTACCATTTTCCTAACCCTTCCCTAACCCTATTCTTCCTTATTCAATCCCCATCCTTCCTTCCTTCACCTCCACTTACTTCTAGAAAAAATCCCCCTTCTCTCTAGTTAGATTCTGCCGCAACCCTCGGGAAAAGCCGGGGTTGCGATCGGTAAATAGCCATCGGTCGACCCTCTGCCGAATCTAAATAGCGATACCGGCCGCCCGGCGAAGGTCGCGGACCGCGTTCACCTCGCGCCCGTTCCATTCTGCACGGGGTTTCCCCTCGCGCGCCTCGAACGCGGCGGCAGCGCGCTCGAACGCTTCGCGACGATCGGCGGGGAGCGAATCGAGAACGTCGGCCAGGGGCGACGGCGCGGCGATAGGGGCGCTGGGCTCGACCGCCAGTTCGGCGAAGCGGGAGCGCCCCTCCCGGATGCGCTGGCATCGGTGAACGTGCCGCACAAGGGCAATGGAGACTTCTGGCAAGCCTTTCGCCTTCGCGTATTCCCATGCGCGGGACAGAGCATCGGCTAGAGATTCGGGAACCAAGGGGATCGCTATGGTTTCGTTCTTCATAATGTTCACTCTATCCACCTATCGGCATCAGGAAACAAAGAATTTAGCACGAAGGACGACTTTTAGAGACGCTACGTAGAGCTTTTTGAGATAGGTGAGCTTTCCCCACCCGCATGTAGAGGCAAATTTTTTGCCGGGTAAATTTTTTCGCCTCCCCGAGTCTCTACTATATATTACCTACAAATTTTTTCGGGCCAATCACGGGCCGCAAGTATTTACCCTTCCCGTCCACTTACTCGGAATCTAGAATCCTCCCCATGAGCCCTGAACCAGTCACCATCACCATCACCTACGCCGACGGGACGACGAAGGAGCTTCGTCGCGCCGGTCTGCTGCCCGACGTGTTCGCGTCGGAAGACGGCTACCTATACGACTTCAAAGAGAAGACTCTTTACATGCACGGCGGATGGCCGCACTTCCGATACAATGGGACGCTCATCAATGCCAAATACGCGGTCGCCGATGCGTGGATTCCTGATTGGGAGTGTCAGGGCAAGCAGATTGTGGTCGCGGACGGCAACAAGTGGAATGTGGCGGCAGAGAACCTCGCGATCGTATCAGAAGCCGGCAAGGGCCCTCCGAGGACGTCGGCTGTCTATACACGCCTGAAGGTGCTCCAGTTGTTGAAGATCACCAGTGATCTGGCGGACATTGCAGAGGCTCTTGACATCCCGGTCTCCACGGTGAGGAAGATTCAGGCGGAGTCCAAGCCCTAGCACGAAGGAGCAGAGTGCCTCCCCCTGTTTTGTGGTCGGAGTCCCAGGCCCTTGCTAGCACAGAACACCTAGACAGGGGTCCGAAAGTCTGATAGCCCTCCTTGCTAGCACAGAACACCTAGACAGGGGTCCGAAAGTCTGATAGCCCTCCTTGCTAGCACAGAACACCTAGACAGGGGTCCGAAAGTCTGATAGGTGTATCGGCTATGACCCGACTACCTACCTACCTTCTCTGCCTGCTGATCGCTGTCTTCCCCGGCTGCACGACCAGCGGCCCGGTCACGGGAGCGGTGCTCGGCGGCGCTGCGGCAGTCACCGCGGTGTTCGACCAGATGCTCGCCGACGAACTCATCAAGCCCGAGCAATACATCCAGCTCACGCGCGGCATGGAGGGCGTGCAGGCGTCGATCGCCGCGGCGGACACCACGGCCAAGGTCGCCCAGCAGATCGCCACCGAGGCGAAGAACGGCGCGGTCTCCCCCGAGACGATGGCCGGCGGCCTCACAGCCGCCTCGGCGGCGGTGCTCGCGGCGATCCGCATCTGGCGTGGCAAGCCGAAGAAGGGTGCTGGTCAGGTGACGCCCACGGCGGCATGAGCCGGTTCGTTCCCGAAGACCCCGAAGACCTCCGATCCTTCCGCTGGATCGCGACGGTCTATCGCACGACGCGGGCCTTGCTGCTCTGCCGTCGGCTGATCGGTCCGGGACAGCTCTTGCCGCCCTTCCAGGAGGCGCAGCGGCGCCTCCCGATCGACCCCGCGGCCCTGCCAATCGCCCTCCTCGGCTCGTTGGACGACCTCCCGGCCCTGCCAACCTCCCCAGAAGACGCCCCGCGGCTCGCCAGCGCCCACCTGGGCCTCGCCATCATGCTCGGCGCCGACCCGAACGACGAGGTGCTGCACTGGTTCGCGGGCGACCTGTTCCTGGAATTCTGCCCCTCCTACGAGGCTCTCCAGCGGTTCGAACAGGGTCTCGTCGCGTTCGCCGGGCGGTCCCTGCTCGAAAAGGGGCGTCTGGCGGCCCTGAAACGGCTCGAAAAAGCCCTCGGCCCCTGCTCGATGTTCGAGAAAAGTGACTGGGCGAAACTACCACAGCATTACGTGAACGAAATCACGTCCACATCCACGGACGATGACCGGAATTTGATGGTTCACCGACTGGAGGCCCTTCTGGCCCGCGCCCGCGCCAGCCTCGACACCCGCCTCGAACTCAGCATCCTCCGCCAGCTCGGCTCGGTGCAGGGCCTGACCTTCCAGGAGGGCGACAAGTCGATGAAAGAGCTGGCCCTGGCCTTCAGTCAACCTCCCCCGCGGTCCGACGACCTCGCGCGCCTCTCCGGCTAGCCGTGACCACCCTCCTCAGCCCATTTACCCGCAAGCTAAAGGAGGTCTCGACCAATATATTCCGCTTTTCGCGGGAAATGATGCGGTTCGAGCCCACCAAACAGCAGGCACAGCTGTTCGAAAAGGTCCAATTCGAGACCTTTGCCCCGGTAGACCAGCTAAAAAAGGGCATTTATGTGGCTTCCGGGCAGGGTCCAGGGAAGACCGCGGCGACCACCGTTTGCGCCGCTTTTCGGCTGATTCAGGCCAAAGACAGCCTCATCGTGGTCACTTCACCCACCGCGGTGCAGTGCCAGGACATCTGGATAGGGGAGTTTCGACGTAGAATCGGCAAAGCAGTGCCGGAATTCCAGCGGCTATTCGATATCTCCAATCGCAAAGTGACCTATTGCGGGCGGGAATCGTGGGGTATCCGCACCAGAACGGCCTCGCAGGACTCGAAAGCGCAGGGCTACCACGAGCAGAACATGACCATCATCGCGGACGAGGCCAGTGGCATCCCGCGATCGATGTGGCAGGTGTTCAAGGGCACCCTGACGCAGCCCGGCAACCTGCTGATCGGCGTCGGCAACCCGAACGACCGCAACACGGAGTTCTTCGACGCCTTCAACAAGGACGCGCACCTCTACCACACCCTCAACTGGTCGTCGGAGGACTCACCCAACGTCGACAAGGCCCACATCAAGAAGATGGAGGCCGAATACGGCCGCGACAGCGACGTGTTTCGCGTGCGCGTGCTCGGCCAGTTCCCCCTGGAGTCGCCGAACGTCGTCATCCGCTACGAAGACCTCATCCACGCCTTCCGGCACACGTCGTTCCTGAGCTTCTTCCTCACCCACACCGCCCAGGAGGGGCGCGACGTGCGGCAGTTCGGCATCGACCTCGCCCGGTTCGGCGGCGACGAGTCGGTGATCTGCGCCCGCATCAACTCGGCGGTCGTCGGCTACCGCTACTACAGCAAGAAAGAGCCCGCGGACGTGCTCCTGGAAGCCATGGCGTGGCAGCACGAACTCGGCTGGCCCGACAACGGCACGGTCTACTGCGTCGATGCCGGCGGCATGGGGCAGGGGTGCATGATCGAACTGTATCGGAAGCGCAAGAGGGTGTTCGAGTTCCACTCGCAAGGCACCCCCAGCAACGCCGACATGTTCCATGATGCCATCACGGAAGCGTATTTCCAGCTAAAGTATCTGACGCGGCAACGGGTGATACACATGAAAGAGGACCTACAACTCCTCTTTCAGTTGGTGAATCGCCAATACAGATACGATAATGAGGGGAAATTCAGGCTGGAGAGCAAAGATGAGTATAAAGATAGGACAGAATCAGAGGAATACACCTCTCCAGACCGTGCCGACGCAGTCGCGCTGGCCTTCTACCCGTATGCTGGGGGCGGCCTAGCCTCGGCGCCGATTCGATGAAATGCCCTGCCTGTCAGTCCGATTTGTTCGTTTTGCGCACCTTCCAGGCGACTGCGGTGGCTGAAACGCGCGATTTGAAGTGCCGGGCGTGCGGCTACAAGGACACTTCTGTCACGTTCCTCGTGGGAAGACCCCAATTCGTAACCCGCGGGCCGCTTGGAGATAAGGGTGCTCAGGCGCTACGATCGAAAATCCAGCGGGGGGAAGTAAGCCCTCCGGCGATCGCGGATAAGACCCCCCAGAAAGCATGCACCGAGGCAGATTCTGCGCCGTCCTGATCGTGCTCTCTGCGGCATGCGGTGCCGCAGTGCGGCAGATCGTTTTCAACTTGCAGGATCAGCGGGAGATGACGGTCGAAGAGGCGCTCGACATCCTGGACCCGCTCACCCTGACGTTCGACCAGCGTGATACGCTGTCGACTCGTCAACTGCGGAAGGCCCTTCAGGTGGTCAGCAGTCTGGAGCGGCTCCATGCAGTCCAGCAACTACAGAAACTCGCAGATAGGTTGAAGCAACATGCCTCAGATCACGGTAAGTAACCCCACGACTTCTCCCGGCACGGTCACGGTCTGTGTCGAACCTGCTCCCACGGAACGAATCTCGTTGGACATCGAGACGTTCGACTCGAACGGGGATCAGTTGGAGTCCTACCAAGTCTACATCTACCCGCCGGATTCGTGCGCCCTGCTGTCGATCCCAGAAGGTTGTTGGGGCGGCTTCGTGAGCGACCCGAACGGGGCGATGCAGAAGAAGGCGATCGTAGTGCTCTGACTACTTCGGGAGGTCGGGGACTGACAGGTCTGGGATCTTGGTGCTCGGATTCAGGGTCTCGAACGCCTGTCGCCAGTTCTTGACATTCTCCCTGAAGACCAGGATCCATGTGTCGGCTTGGCGCGCCTGCATGAAGCCGACCGTGATCTTCTGAATGTCGAGCCTGACGTCGGTAATCCCTTCCTTGATCTGGCTGATGTCGCGATCCTTCTCTTCGCGCAGTGTCCGAACTTCGCGGATCACCGTCTCGTTGATGAGTGTCAGGGCTTTTCGTCCCTCTTCCAGCTCATACTTGATGTTCGAGTAGAGCAGGGTGCCGCTGACCCCTCCTGCAACCAGCGTGGAGACGAGGGAACCCTTGATCCATAGGTTGTCCGCGACCCTGATTTCTCGATCGGCCATGGACGGTCAGACTATCCGACCCTAGCATCTGCCTCAACGTCCTGGGAGCAGGACGTCTGAAACGAGACGCAAGTGGTCGTGACGGCCGGGTTCGAGAGCCCCGGCCGTCGCTTTTTTCAGGCCACTTCCGGCGCCAGCCACGTCCGCGACCCCGGACCAGCCACGAGCTGATCCCAGATCGCGCGAGCGCGCGGGTCTTCCCCGGCGCGCAGCACCGTCGCAGCGGCCAGCGGCATGCCGAAGTAGCGGAACTCGTTGTTCCAGACGACCTCGCCGGCCAGGGGGTATCCCTGCGAGCCCGTGACCCACTCACCGCGGTCCCGATCGAACTTCCAGCCGCGTTCGAGAACGGCCCTGGCGCCCCGCACAGCGAGTTCCAGGCCCTCGATCGGCCCGACCTCGGTGCAGGCGAGATGGAGGCCGTAGGCGCCCAAGGCTTGCTGCCAGGGCATCCACCAGTCGCCCGCCCCGAGCCGCGGATCGTCGCGCCGCCTGTCCCAGATGTCGTCGGTGCGGTTGCCGAGCTGCACCAAATACACTTCAACGACGCGCTTGTGCCATCTCGCTACCACTCTCTCAGCGAGGGCTCGGTTTTCCAGGCAGTGCCACAGGTGCGTGACCAGGATGCCTGCATATCCAACCGAACGCGCGGCGTCGGTGCCGTTGGTCGACCAGCCGGGCTTCATCGACGGCACGGTCTCGGAGAACAGGAACAGCCGGGCCTGCTGCTCCAGCTCCCATTGGAGCGCGTAGCTGCCGGTCAGCCGCGCCGCGGCGGCGAGGGTGTTGATGAGCCAGTGCTCGCGGTCCGGGCCGCCCCAGCCGAAGCACTCGTCGTCGGTCGGCTGCCGCGGCTTGCCGAGCTGGTCGGGGCTCACCCCGCGATGCCAGTGCGGTTTGCCGGCCCAGAACACGCAGTCGGGATGGTTCACCGGGTCGGCCTGACGGCCGTCCACTTCGAGGTAGTGGCAGGGGCGCTTCATCCCCGACAGGGCGGCGAAGTAGGCCACCACGGCGCCGTTCGGCTCGCCACGGACGAACAACTGGTCCTCCTGCGCGCCGGCATCGGCCGATCGCTTCGCCGGACCGATCGAGGGAGCGGCCCACGAGTGCAGCGCGTCGCGGCACGCTGGGTAGTTCTCCATGATCCAGGTGTCGGAGTTGAAGCCGGACGCGGTGCGCGGGTTGCCGCCCGGAAGCAGCCTGCTGACGCCCTGCCCGGCCATCGAGCCGAGCACGGCGCCCTGGGCCGCCTGGAAGGTCTCGGCCGTGACGAGGCGCATCCAGATCAGCGTGAACGGGATCGCCCGGCACATGCCCGAGGCGAACGACGTGTGCGCGAGCAGGGTGTCGGTCCAGCCGCGACCTGGGAGGTGCATCGAGGCGTCGCCCCACTGGAACTTCAGGTCGGACACGGTCTGGAAGACGTCGGGCGAGGCGCCATTCGACGCGGTGAGCACGCACTCGCCGTGCATGATGCCCGGTTCCTCCGGCCGCCACAGGAACCAGAAGCGGGCTTGGAGCAGCGGCGCGACCGTCGCGCGGGCCTCGACGACGAAGCCGGCGCCGTCCTCGGTGGTGCTCTCCAGCGACAGGAACCAGCCATTGAGGCTGGGGGCGCCCTGGAACAAGGTGAGGTCGGGCGGAGCCATAGTCGGCCGCGCGACGAACTCGGCGGCTTCTAGGTCGATGTTTGCGGACTCCTTGGGCCTCAGCTCAGGCACGAACACGTCGCACGTCCACGTCGAGCTGCCGAACTTGCGGCCGATCAGGTAGCGGAAGTTCCCGGTCTTGCCTGAAGTCTTGCTGGGACACTTGTCGACGGTCGTTCGGAACCACCCGGAGAAGGGCTTGTCGCCCAGGTTGGACAGGTGGACGGGGATCATGACAGGGTCACTTCCTTCCAGATGGTGCCGTTAGAGAACCAGAGTTTGTTGGTGTCGATCGTGCAGGCGATGCATCGAGGGAAGGCCGAGGCAGTCGGCAGAGCTGCGGCGTTCGCATACTCCTTCGGCGCGAAGGGGCCTTGCGCGATCGCGCCGAAGTAATCCTTGACGACGGCGTCCCACCCTTCCATGGAGGTGACTAGGGCGTTCGGATCGATGTTGGGTCTGGTCATTGCGGCGTCAGTGTCAGAGTTTGGGGATCAGAGGAGAACGAGCCCTCGACGTGAACGACGGTGACCGCCCACGAGGGCAGGACGTCGAGAGCGCCCCGATCGGCGACCGGGATCGCGATCGAGTTGGTGGAGGTCTGGTAGGTCTTCGTCGGCGTCGAGACGAGGAAGTAGCCGCGCACGGGGCTCGTGCCGCACGGCGCCCCGAGGGGCTGTTCGCCGAAGCCGGTCTTCTTGAACTCGTCGGAGAAGTAGGACCACGCGAGGTTGATGTTGGCGGTGCCGACCGGGTAGGAGGTCGACAGGTTGGACTGCCGGATCGCCTGCACAGGCGGCGGCGTGAAGGCCCGCCCCTCTACGTCGATGTTCACGGGCTCGATGTCTGCCAGATCAGACTGCTTGTTCTTGGTGACAGCCTGGGTCTTGTATTGTAGAGGTTTCCCGGCCACGAACAACGTCGACTTGAGGGTGATGACGTAGGACGCCGGCAGGATCCAGAAGCCTGTGCCGATCGGGTGTGCCTGCTTCAGCGTCCCCGCGCGCCCGCGAATCAGCCCGGTGATGAAGTCGGGAGACCCAGGACCGCCGGTTTGCAGGTAGATCAGCTCGGTGCCGAGGATCATGATCTGCTTGCCGGCTCGCCAACTGTCCTCGTCCAGCGAGAGGTCCAGCACCGAGTTCGCGTCGATGCAGTCGAGGAAGTCGACGGCGTAGGTGCCCTCGTCGTAGTAGGGGGCGTCCGCCGGGATCTCCTCGATCAGCCGGCCGGAGATCACGAGGGGGCTCGTGCCCAGCACGGAGAACTGCTCGCCGTCGCGGGAACCCCAGACCATCGCGGAGACCGTCTGCTCGGTCTTCCTGGAGGCGAGGAACAGCATCTCGATCTCGCCGCTCGACAGCGCCCGCGGCAGCTCGAACACCTCGAAGTTGGCGAGCTGCTCGGCGGGGGTTCGATCGGGCTCGGGCAGCGTGCGCGCGGAGAACGGCGGCTCGATCAGGATCGGCGGGTTGTAGCAGTCGAGCACTGTGCCGAGCGTGACCATGCTCGTGTTGATGTCGCGCTGCACGTCCGTGATGATGAACTGCATGCCGTCGCCGGTCGTCGAGGCGGCGGTGAACCGTTGCCCAGGGCACGCCAGCGAAGCGATGTGGTTCATCGAGAACTGCGTCGCCGACAGGTTGGCGAGGGCCTCCTGTTGGCGCCGCGGCGCGATGCGGTTGATGGAGTCGCGGTCGTTGGTGACCTCGATCGGGATCTTGCGGCTGCGCTGGGTCTGGTATTCCTCGACCTGACCGGCGTCGATGACGCGCACCGGCACCTCGCGGTAGTTGCGCTCGCGGTCCTTGAACGTGAACGCCAGCACGTCGGCAGGGCGGATGCCCTGCACGGAGATGATCTCCGGGTCTTCGAGGATCATCTCGGCGGGCACGTCGGTCGTGGACTCCTCGTAGCGCACGAGGTTGAAGACGAACTTGCCGACCTGGACGTCCCAGGGGATGAACAGGCCCAGGTCTTGGAGGATGGCCGCCAAGGCGCTCTTGCCGCCTTCGCCATCCTTGACCGACAGGGCGCCACGGATCTTCTCCTTCTGAATGATCTCGGCAGCCACTTCGATCGATCTGGCATCGAACATCGAGCGATCCTTGCCGCATCCGTAGGGATACTTGGCGAACAGGATCTGATCGATCATGTGGATCGGGTTGACGCCGTCGGTGTTGATAGTGTCCACCGGGCGAGACTGGCCTGTCCTGAAGTCCAGTTGGCTGCCGCTTACGTCATTGGTAGTGACGTAGGGGTTCGATGAGTCCTGGTTCTTCAGGAAGTCAGGGTCGACTTCCGGCCCGAGCACCAGAATGGTGGCTCGGAACTGTCCCGTAGATCCGATCCTGTAGTAAGACTGGATCACCCAGTAGTATTTCCACTGGTTATTGTTGGGCAGGAACCAAGCAGTCCCGTTGGAGTTGTTGGATGTCCAGAACTTGACAATCCCACCTGCCGGATAGAAAGACGTCAGATCCCGTTGTGAGTTGTTTGTGTTTTTCTCTCGGATGACCACAGAGCGGGGAGCAAGAACCCCCAGCGTGGTGGGGCCAGCATCGAGCCCTGTCGGGGTTGAGGTGCCGATCCAGAACTCCGCTGGGCGGGTGCCATCCGGAGCACCCTGATTGACCGCAACCAGATCGGCCGTGCTGTCCGGTTGGATCCTGTCACGGAACGTAGGTTTGTTGTCCGTGCCGGTCAGCGGCACCTCCGACGCCGTCGTCGTGAGCTGCGAGTAGCAGGGGCACTTCACCTCGTATTCGAGGCGAGGCCACTGGCGGCTCTGGCCGAGGTTCTTCGACTTCCACAGGATCTTCATTACCCGCGTGTAGCGAACCGGCAGGCCGTGCGTCTTCGAGTTCTGGAGTTCGGTCAGGATCGGGTCGTCCGTGAACCCCCAGTGGACCTGGAAGTCGCCTTCGGAGCCGGCGGAGAGCGTCGAGCCCGACGGGTGCGTGTCCGGCGTGATCGGCCCTTGCCAGATGATCTCGCCGTTCTGGTAGATCGCGCGCAGCTCACTTGCAGGCCCGACGCACAGGAGGTGCAGCGCGTTCTCGAAGTAGCTGGGCGGGTTCGGCACACCGCCTCCGCCCTTCCCGAAGCTGCCCTGCGTGCCGATGCCGGCGGAGAGCGAAGGGATCAGGTTGCGGGTCAGCGGCGTGAGAGCGGCGACGCCCGCGGTGGCGTCCTCGACCCAGGCGAACACCGGACCGACTCGTTGGCGGCCGATGATGAGCGGGATGAAGGCGCCCTGGGTGGCGACGCTCTGGAGCGCGTCGTCGAGGTTGGCGACCTTGGGCTTCTTCTGGGTCAGCAGCAGCGCCGCGGAGACCAACAGGGCGGCGATCTGAATGACGGTGATGACATCGACACCGTAAGCTAGCATGGCCACTTCTCCATCTTGTCCGAGGCGCGGTAGATCCCCACCAGCATCTCGCTAGATGGCATCCCGTATCCGGTAAAGTTGACACCGACGTTGCTGCACTGCCAGAGCTTGCCTTTCTTGCCGGCAATCAGCAGGTGCGACGTCGTAGGGGTGTCGGACACTGGCCCGGTAAGAACCAGATCACCTGCTTGCACGGTCCCGTCCTCGACGCGCGCGTGCGAAGGGTAGGCTTCGAGCAGCGCCCGGCCCGCCTTCATCACGCCGCGCCGGTTGTGGACGCATGCGTCCGGCGGCAGGCTCTTGAGGTTCTTGCTGAACTCGATCCCGTAGAGTTCGTCGAGCACCGCGGCCACGAAGTGGACGCAGTCCACCCCGCCACGGGCGCCCTTCACGCACCGATTCAGCTTGTAGGGCGTTCCGACCCAGGACTGGCACACCGTCTCGACAGCCTGATCCCAAGGCTTGGGGTCGAAAGTGAAGGGGAGAATGACTGTCCCAATCATTCTATTCTCTGACTTCGAGAGTGGGGTTGTATGCGGGGATCCCAAAGCCGAGCCCTCCGAAGTTGTTGAGGTTGTTCCGTTGAGTGCATGCCACGGCGGTTCTCGGGCACCCAGGGACCAGCAGGATGGCCCTGCCGGGCGTCTCCCACGACAGCGGCGGAACGCGGTTGAGCACGAAGTTGTGAGTGCCGGTTTCCCACTCCTGGATGGGGATGCGGACCCCGTCGGCCTCCAGGAACGAGCGGACCCACCACCCCTCTGGCTGCGTGAACAGCGCGTCGTTGGTGACCCCCGGCATCAACGTTGAGTCGATGTTTATCGTGATGAGGCGGGAGTTGCGGTAGCTGGAGGGGGTGTAGCGCACCCACGCGCGACGGATCTGCCCGGTGTAGGGGCCTGGGCCCGAGAAGAACTGCGAGGTGTCGATCCCGCATTGAGGGCCGAAGATCAGGTCGCAGTCCGGGTCTGCTCGGCGCCCGAGGGAGACGTCTTCGAGGCGGTAGTGGAGTTCGGGCAAGAACTCCAATTCGATCTGCTGCCTCTTTTTGGAGGGGTTCTTTCGAGACTTGTCCAAGATACCAGCATACAGATGCTCGTAGACAGTCTCGTCCTTGGTCGCCTGTCGGATCGACGTGATGAACACCTTCACCAGGGGCGAGCTGCGCAGAGACCCGAGCATTTCCGCGAGGGCGCGGATGTCCGTGTTCAGGGTGCGAGCCAGGGGCAGGGTGATGATGCACGGCTCCTCTTCAAGGCTGATCCCCTGCTTGGGCAGCTTGATGTCGATTGCCGGCTCGGGGGTGTAAGTCTGCCCGTCGAAGAAGATAGGCGACTTGTTCAGCGTGGCGTGAGCTTGCAGCGGCCCAGCAACCAACTTGATTAGGACGGTGGACTGCTTCTTGGCGAACGATAGAGCTAGGAAGCCCATGACTAATACATAGACGACGGTTCTTGCGTCGTCCTATAGATGTCCGCAATCAGCTTGTGGGTCTGATTGAGTTCAGACAACGACAGCGGACGGTTGTAGGACAGCACCATGTTGGCGCAGCCGAACTTGCCGAACGCTTGAGCGATGGTGGCGGCGCTCACAGCATCCGGGATCGAGAACCCCTCGAACCATTTCGACTGTGTGTAGGTTGTGATTGTCGGCAAGGACAGCGAGACCATCGCCGACAGAGCCTTCGCACCGTTCACCCAGACCCGGAAGTGGTCTGGGACGCCATCGCGATCCCACCGGAACGTCATGTAGACGGTGTAGGGCAGGGTGGAGATGTCGATCGTGATCGGCACCGAGTTCGACGCTCCGCCGGGAAGGATGCGACGGACGGCCGCACGGTCGGCCACCCCGTTACGGTCCGCGTGACACTGGATCGCAGCTCCGTCGGCGCCCTCGATGTGGAACAGGGTCCGCAAGGCCGCGGGCGTCGTGTGTGCGCGGGGGGTGAAGACCAGGAACAGCGTCCATCCGCTGGCTCCCCACAGGTGCCGTTGGTTCGGCGGCAGCTCGCTGGTGACCTGGGTCTCGAACGAGAACCGGGGAGAGAGGATCGAGGGCTGGCGGTTGTTCTGGAACTGCTGGGGGAACAGGATCAGCGTCGGCAGCGAGAACCCGCCGACGGCCACCGTCTCGAACCGCTTCTCCAGGGGCTGCGGGGCGAGGGTTCGATCGGGACCGGGGCTCGTGTCGTCCCAGAAACGGATCACTTCCGAGCCAGAAGGCCACGCAAAGGATGGGATCACCCCGTCCGGGGTGCCGCCCGAGCCCGCGCGCAGGAGCAGGTTGCACCCTGGGATGGTCAGGAAGCTCGGGTTCTGCTGCTGGTAGGAGATCCCCGACGGCCCGTTCACGCTCGCGAAGCTGGGGGTCTCGACCACGGAGAACTCGATCGTGCAGACCCCGTCCGAGACCCAGGTCTCGGTGACCACGTCGTCTTCGAACTCCGCGATGAAGATCGGAACGGCGGCAACGAAGTTAGTGTCCGGGAGCGCCGTTGAGAGCGTGATCTCGAAGGAGGTGGAGATGTCAGAGACGGAAGAGACTCCGCGAACCACCATAGTCCCGTCATCTCGGATCAATGCAACGCGGCGATGGTATTTCTGAACGTGGTTGGCGTCCCCGCACGGCTTGATACGGACCTTATCTAGCGTGGGGAGGCTGAGGAGCGTCCAGGGGCGCTGTGGATGCAGGAAGTAAAACGTGCCTGCGCGACCCTGCATGGAGTCGAACCACCGGAGGATCGCCCACGACCTTTCCCGGTTGTGCCCGGTGAGCTTGAACCCGAAGCGGTGGTAGGCGTCGCCCTTGGCTTCTTGGATGGTGGAGCGCCCAGCGGCGTCTGAAGCGATGTCGCGAAGCAGTTCTACCTCGACCCCCTCGGCCCAGTTCGGGTCGAACGGGAACACCGGCAGGTTGTCGATGACCGGGCCGTAGGGAGAAAGGATCTCGCCCGTGTCTGGCCAAGTCGGCGGCCACAGAGCAGGCAGGGTGCAAGCCCCTTCCAGCTCGTCCCATGAGAAGGCGACTTCGAAGACGTCGTCCTTCTGACTCGTGCCCGATGTCGAGGGCACCAGCTCGACGTCCATGCAGGGGCAGACAACGTCCACCAGAGGCACGGGAGTCCGGGTAGTTGACGGGTCGTAGGACACCCGCATCTCGTTGGGGGTGATCTCCACGATAGTGGCGAAAATCACGCTGTTTGCGGATCTTTGAGGCAGCACCATGGAGGGGAAGATCGCCACTCTCCCATCCACAAAGAACCGCTTGAACCTGAAGTCTCCGAAGAGCGTTCCTCCTGACTGAGCATCGATGACTGCGTGATCGCAGTGCAGAGGGACAGGCGAGCCCAGATACTCGGTGTAGGCTAGGGCCGATTGCAGGATGGCATGAGACTCTTCACGGCTCATGCCCACGACCCGGATGCTGAGGGATCGAGAGGGACGGGAAGAGAGGGCTAGCTTATCAGGGGTGCGAGAAACCGACGACGTCGTGATATCGGTAGACCACCGAGTCTTCAGAACAACCTCGGTCGCCCAGTCGTTCGAGAAGATCAGGGGGCTGACCGGGATGCCCCCGATGCGGGGCAAGGGCACTGGCTCTGGCCTCTCGGTGGCCAGAGCCAGGGTGTCGAACGTTAGCGAGGATGCTCTCACGACAGGCGGAGATCGATGTTAGCCGCTGCCTGCTCTGGCGTCAGCGGCTTTTGCTTCACACCGCGAACCGCCGTCCAGGCGAGGCCGTTTGGGAGGGGGATCGACCCGCCGAGCGACGTCTCCAAAGTCTGGCCCACTGCCGACTCCACGGCGCCTGCCATGGACGCAGCCAGAACGGCGTCGTTCACCATCCCGGACCGCGAAGAGAAGAGCTGGGAGAAGCTTACCGTTTTGCCGGCGGTGGCTGTTGCCAACCAGCGGTTGTCCGGGGAGAGGAGCGACGACTCGTCCCGGATGTGGGAGGCGAAGTCCTGTGCATCAGCCCACACTTCGAAGAACCTGTCCCCTAAGACGTTCAGGCCCCTCATGGCGATGTGGACACCGTCACTGAGAGGCAGGTCGTCGACGTTGATGAGGGTGCCCTTCACGTTCAAGATCGGCGCCATCAGCTCTTGCCTAGCTCTGATGGATTCGACCATGAACGGAAACACAGGGGTCATGTTTTTGTGGATCCGCACCGAGTTCAGCGTGATCGGGATCGGAGCCAACTGGGCGGCGAAGCCGAGCAGCACGTCGAGGGTCCACTCCACGAACAGCCCAGGGAAGGTAGCGGTGGAGGGAACGAGCAGCGTTTCAGTCTCTCCCTGATACCAGAACAGGTGGATTCGACGGATGGCCGAAGGTCCCCCGAGAGCGGAGATTCCCGCGTTGACGGCGTCCAGGAACTGGTAGAACAGACCCCCAGCAGACGTGGGGTGCCACGAGTTTCCGGGGCTTCCAGGACTGACGGTGCTGCCGCCCGCGGCGATCTGCATCACCCGAACCGGGGTCGTGTTTGGGATCCCCGACTGCTCGTATAGCTGGGCCACCCGTTCGGCGAACTGCATGGTGGCGCCGACGTAGGGGAGCCGAACGCTCGTCGGGTAGTAGAGGTGGCCCCAGGCATTCGTGGCGGCGTTCAGGGGTTCCCAAGCATTGGTAGCTGTGTTCCAGATCGGAACCGAGGGGTTTGGGCTACGCCAAGTAGAGCCAGTGTATGGAGGCATGCCCAACCCGTCGGCGTTGCTTTGCCCGCAGATAATCACCAGATCATACTGCCCGTCGGTAGTTGCTCCCCAACCCATCTTGGTCAGGTCCACCTCACCGGGGTAGAGCTTGTTGGAGAAGCTTCTTCCCAGAAAGGTGGTGAATGTCTTCGACGACCCTGCGTTGTCCAAGACATACAGGTCGGCCATCCGGAACAGGGCGGGGGTGGCTGCGCCGAAGGTGAGGTAGGTGTGGTTCCACCCAGCTCCTGGGATCGCGTCGGAGTTGAGGTTCTCTGTCCGGTCCAATTCGGTGCCGTCTACGCAGAACGCGCACATCCCCAGGGAGGAGTGGAAGCGGACCTGGAACTCCAGGAAGTGCCAAGTGTTCCACGGCACGATGCTGGTCTTCAGGAGGCGGATTGAATTCGCCTGGAAGGCGGGGTCGGGGCTCTGGAACTCGAATCGGTATCCATTGGCCTCGGTGCGGAGAACCACGCGAGTTTTGGTCTGATCTCCCGACGTCCTGAACTGGATCAAAATCGTGCCGTCGATAGGCGTCGATGCCGTCTCGATCTTCATCAGGAAGCCGACCGTCGCGGTGTCTCCTGTGGCCGGCGAGTGGGGGACTCTCAGGATGCCGAGGGTCGTCGCGATCGCCCGCTTTGTGGGTCTCTCGTGTGCCTGCCCTGAAGTGATGTTGAACGCGCCTCCTTTGTAGTGGAGGTTCAGGAAGGTGCTTCCTGCCGCGTAGTCGAGACTGTCGTTCCAGAGCAGGGTCATGGTGCCTGATCGATGCCGAGGGCCGCGCGCATGCCTCCCCGACGACGGCGCGAGTAGCGGGTCAGGGCCTCGGGGCCTGATGCGAACGCCCGGTCGAGAGTCTGCTCGTCGAAGAAGTTGACCGAGTTCACGACCATCCGCGACGTCGATCGGGAGGAGGCAGCCGCCCGCCCGCCTGTCGCGAAGCTGACCTTCGGGGAGGGCAGCGTCTTCGGGCCGCCGCTGAGGCGGAGAGCATCCGGGTTCAGTTGGCGGCGGTTCAGCATGTCGAACAGCCGGTCGCCGTAGAAGCGCACGGCCTCGGGCCGAATCACCCACTCGCCCGAGCGCAGCCACGCGGGGATGGTGTCGCGCGAGTCCACGCCGCGCGGGCGCCCGCCGACGGAGAAGCCCGGTGCGTTTCGGTGGGTGACGCCGAGGTTCGGGAACAGGATCTTCCTCGCCTTGTCCGCGCGACCGCCGGTCGCGAGGGCCCCGCCCGCGGCTCCAGCGACGCTGGCTGCCGTGCTCGCTCCCTGGGCTCCACGGGCAGCTCCGATTGCCGCGAGGGCTGCGGTAGCCGCCGCGGAGATGGCGCTCGTCATGGCCGTGGTAGCGGATCCGAGCACGGTCGCGCCGGTGCTGAAGGCCGTCGTGACGCCCGTGGCTGCGGCGGTGATCGGTGTCGCTGCTGCCGCGGCGCCGGAAAGCGTCTGTGTGAGACCGACGCCAAGCGATTGGAGCAGGCTGGCGAGGCCCTGCTTCAGCACTTCCGTGAGCAGGCCCTGGCCGAGCTGAAGAGCGAGGTTGCCCAGCGACTCCCGCAGGTTGAAGTTGCGGCTCGGGTCGAAGGCCGCGACCACCGACTCGGAGATCGCCCGCCCGCCGAACTCGGTGACGCCGTTTGCGAGATCCTGGCCGAACCGCTCGCCGATGTTGAACGACGACTGGTTGTCCTTGATGAAGGTCTCCAGCCCGAAGTTGAGGCCCTGCGTCGCCGTGCCAGAGACGCGCAGCTTGGCGAGTTCCTCTTCCAGGCGTTGGCGTTCCTGGAGCTTCTGAGCGAGCTGCCGCTCCAGAGCCAGTTGCTTTTCGCGGCTCTTGAGCTGGGTTTCGACAGCGAGGGCTGCGCGCTTCTCTTCGTCGGAGCTGCCGGCCTGGAGAGACAGCAGCTCTCTCTTGGCGTCGGCGACGCCGCGTTCGAGAGTTTCCAGGGCTCTCGCCTGAGCGACCTGTTGCTTCTGGCCTTCCAACTGCTTGCCGAAGAAGGCTGCCTCCACAGTGTTCAGAGACTGGAAGCTAGCGACAGCGAGTTCTGCTTCCTTGATGGAGAGGGTCAGATCCTGGTTGTCGAACTTGAGCTTGAAGATGTCTTGATCTGCAAGCTTCTGCGAGTTGATGGCGATCTGCTGACCGATATCCTGCTCGATTTTCTTTCTTCTATTCCCAAGGTCTTCCAGGGACTCCTGCACGGAGAGAAGTTCTGCTTCGGCCTTGAGGTCTTCTCCTACGAGGTCGTTGACACCCCTCTGGATGAAGAACTCTTTGTTCTTGGCCTCCGCCAAGGTGTTTTGTAGGTCGAGAAGGCGCTTCTTGAAGGCTGCCTCGGCTTGATCCTGGGTCAAACCTCCGGACTGCGTGTTGCGGATGATCGATCTGCGGTTGACGCTGGCGTCCGTGACAGCTTGCTGCGCCTTGAGCACCTCGGCATGAGCATCTCGCTCCAGCTTGAGGGCTTGGACCTTCCTGTCGATTCTGTCTTTAGCACCTACGGCCAACTGCTTGTCTAGGCGGTCTCTTTGCAGTTCCAGGGTCTCGATCTGGTTGACGAGCTGCTTGAATTCGTCGGTGTTGAATAGGTCTCGGGTGATCTTGATCCTGTTCGACACCTGCTGTGCTGAAATCTCTGGAAGGCCCTGGGTGGCCTGATCGATCCTGAGCTGGGTCTCCAGCTCGAACCTCGCCTTCTTGGCTTCCTGAGCCAGCTCCGACAGCTTCCCTTGAAGCTCGCGGAAGTCGTTGGCGACGATCCCGAGCGGGTTGTCCACAGGCTCCGACAACT